CCGAACTCATGATCCAGATGGGCCTTCTACCCACCCACCTGAACGATCTTCCAAACTGGGTAGTGAGAGACAATGACAATGCCACGCAAGACCTTTCACGCTAAGACTCAGCACCTTGACCTCATGCCTTGGGAAGAAGTGACTCGCCGCTACAACGAAGAGAACGGGACCAACCTCAGCGTTGATTCCATTCGTGACTCTCACTTCAAGGCAATGTGTAAGCTCCGCCGCGCCCTCATGAGCCCGCGGTTTGGTGATCTCATCAGCCACGCACGAGAGCTCAACCTGAGGGTCTCCTGATGGACGACCTTACGGAACTTCGGGACACTCTTCCCCCGATTCCCAAGGACTTGCTGGACCACCTGGATGCCAGGTTTCCCCCACGCTGTCCTGGTCTGGACTGGCCTGATCGTGTCGTTTGGCACTACGCGGGCCAGCGTTCTGTCATCGAGTTCCTCAAAGCTGCCTATGAGCGGCAGCAGGAGAACAGGTTCAACAATGTGCTTTAGCCAGCCAAAGATTCCGACCCCGAAGCCTCCGGCTCCTCCTCCGCCGCCGCCGGCTCCGATTGCTACTGCGGTTCAGCCTAATCCGGCACTCGTTCAACAGAACGACTCGGGGGTGGTCGCAAAGAAGCGCGGCAAGGCTTCCCTTACCATCCCCCTTGGGGGCATGGGTGGCGGCGCTGGTTTGGGGTACTGATCTATGCATGGAACAGCCGCGCGCATTTACTCGGAGCTGGAGTCTCATCGTCACAGCTACCTCCTCCGAGGCCGTGACTGTTCGCGGCTGACGGTTCCGACCCTGCTACCTGATGAGGGCAGCACGGACGCCACCAAGTTCCCAACCCCATTCCAGGGGATGGGCGCCCGTGGCGTGAACCACCTCGCAGCGTCTCTGCTCATGAGCCTACTGCCCCCGAACCAGCCCTTCTTCCGGCTGATTCTGGACGAGGAGGCTGTCCGTGCCCTGGGTCAGGCCGAGGAATACAAGACCGAGATCGACCAGACCCTGTCCTCGATTGAGCGTGCAGTGATGCAGGAGATCGAGACCATGGCCATTCGGTCAGCGGTCTTTGAGGCTCTGAAGCACCTGATCGTCACCGGCAATGCACTGGTCTACCTTGGCGAGGATGGAATCCGCGTCTTCCACCTTGACCGCTATGTGGTCAAGCGTGACCCGAGCGGCAAGGTGCTGAAGATTGTGGTCAAGGAGACGGTGTCCCCGATTGAGCTTCCCGAAGAAGCCCAGCAGTTTGTCCAGGGCAAGCGGGAAATGGACAGCTCGGTAGACCTGTACACCTGTATCCACAACACCGGCAAGGGCCGCTACGAGGCCTATCAGGAAGTCGCCGGCATGGTCCTTCAGTCGAGCTACGGATCGTACTCTGAGGCCGCCATGCCGTGGCTGGCCCTGCGTATGAACCGGGTCGATGGTGAGTCCTATGGCCGCGGCTACGTTGAAGAATACCTCGGTGACCTTCGGTCCCTTGAGGCGCTTTCCCAGGCTATTGTTGAGGGATCTGCGGCTGCGGCTAAGGTGTTGTTCCTGGTCAACCCCAACGGGATGACCCGTGCGGATGTTCTGGCAAAGTCCCCCAACGGAGCGATCCGGGAAGGATTGTCGACCGATGTTTCGACCCTACAGCTTCAGAAGCAAGCGGACTTCGGGGTTGCTCTACAGGCTATCAGCGGCATCCGTGAGCGTCTCAACTACGCATTCCTCCTTGCGGAAAGTACGATTCGCAATGCTGAGCGTGTTACCGCAGAAGAGGTTCGCCTCACCACGGCAGCGGTCGAGCGGCAACTAGGCGGCATCTACAGCATCCTGGCTCAAGAGTTCCAGCTTCCCCTTGTGAACCGCCTCATGGAGGTGATGTCTCGCAAGAAGAAGATGCCCAAGGTTCCCAAGGAGTTTGTCAAGCCGATGATCGTCACCGGCATTGACGCCCTTGGCCGTGGTAATGACCTGGTCAAGCTGGATGCCCTGCTGGCCGGGGTTGCCCAGACCTTCGGCCCCCAGGCCGTGGCTCAGTACATCAATGCCGGCGAGTACCTGGCCCGCCGTGCGGCTGCCCTGGGCATTGACACCAAGGGCCTTATCAAGTCCGATGAGGACATGGCCAACGAAGGCAACCGTGCCATGATGGCCGCCATGACCGAGAAGCTCGGTCCCAGCGTTGTAGGCCAGGCCGGTAAGATGATGGAATCTGGCATGTTGCAGGCGGCGCCTGGCGGGTCCCCGGCTATGATGGGCCCGTAACGAGGTAACTATGGACAAGGTTGAAATCGTCACCGGACAGACCACCGCCTACAGCCCTGAGCAAGAAGCTCAGATGAAGGCAGAGCAGCAGCCCCAGACTGAGGCCCCCGCCCAGGAGCAGCCACAGGCCACGCCTGAGGCACAGCCTACGGAGAGCCACGAAGAGAAGATTCAGAAGTATGCTGATGAGTTCTTCTCGACTGGCGCTTTGAGCGAAGACAGCTATTCTGCCCTGTCTGAGTTGGGCTACCCCAAGGCCATCGTTGACCAGTTCATTGCCGGCCAGAAGGCTGTCATTGCCAGCGAGGAGCAGGCGGTGTTCGACAGCGTTGGTGGCCGCAGCAGCTACGAGCAGATGGTTGAGTGGGCTGGGCAAAGCCTGAGCCAGCAAGAGGTCGAGGCCTACAACAAGGCTGTCGGATCTGGTGACCAGAACCAGGTCATGTTTGCCGTCAAGGGTCTCCAGGCACGCTACGCGGCTCAGACCCGTGAGCCGACCTTTGTCAGCGGCAACAAGGCCGCACCAAGCGTGTTCCGCAGCGTGGCTGAGGTCGTCCAGGCCATGAGCGACCCCCGCTACAAGACCGACCAAGCGTACCGTTCCGACGTGGAGCGGAAGATCGCTGCATCTAATGTTCTCTAAGGAGGTGATCCAATGCGTTTGCGCAGACTGAGCATCAAGATGAATAAGGAAAAGCGAGAAGAAGAAGAAAAGCGTGGTAAGCGTTCAGGCAACATGCGGTCCAAAGGCGGTTCTCACAGTAAGAACCTTGCGGTTCAGCAGGGGGCTCAAAGCGGCGCCCCGAACCCTCCCTCACCTCCTGCCAACAAGCGGTAAACAATGCAAAACGAACAAAACATCAAGCCAGGTTTCAAGACAACTGAGTTTTGGCTCAGCTTTGCTGCTGTCATGGTAGGCGCCGTGCAGGCGTCTGGCATCATTCCCAACGAAGGCGCCTGGAATCAGGTCCTTGGCCTTGTCGTGTCTGCCCTCGTGGCCATGGGCTACACCGGGGCTCGTATCGCTATCAAGAAGGCCGGCTAATGCCAAAGAAGAACGTCAACCTCAGCGTTGGTCGCGGCGAAAAGCTGTCGATCAAGCAGGGTGGCGGGCTTACTGCCAAGGGACGAGCCAAGTACAACCGGGCAACCGGTAGCAACTTGCAGGCTCCTACCAAGGACAAGGACAGTGCCCGCCACAAGTCGTTCTGTGCTCGGTCTGCCGGATGGAAGGGCGAACGGGGACTGGCTGCCCGTCGCCGCTGGGGCTGCTGATATGAAGAAGAACTCTCTCGTCAACAACATCAATCGTCGCAAGGCTGCGGGAACTTCCCGCTCTAAGGCTAAGTCAACCATCAGCGATGCTGCCTATGCAGCAATGAAGAGTGGTTGGAAGAAGAAGAAGGCCTAATGCCCTATGTGGGCAGCAATCTCTTCGGCCCTTGCTGCGGTCATCAAGGAACTGGTCAGTCTGTGGTGGAAACGCGCCAATGAACCGTCACTATCGACGGATGCCAAGACTCCTCCCGGCAACGCTTATCAGCGTTTTCTTGACCGGGTGCGGCGGCACAAGAGTGGTGTTCGTCCACCCAGCTGACCACGATCTAGTGAGACTTGGCCCTGATGTCCGGGGCCATGTCTATTTCTGGAACGGCTCCGAATGGGAGCTGTCCAAAAACGTCGTGCATATCCCTGAGGGGTGGTATGCAGGATACGTTTCCCCTGCGGGGGAGGCACCAACCCCTCAATCGCCATCATCACCCTAAGCCGACCACGCCACTCCTGCGGGAACTGGCGTAGCTGTCGCTAGGTGCTGAGGCATCCGTTCACTCCCTCAACGCATTCTCATTCATAAGGAGGCATTACAATGCCTGTTACTAAGGTTTCATTCGGTGGTCAGATCGACGGCGTCGGTGGTCTGGCTGCTCCGTTCAACACGTTCGCTGCTCAGAACGAGCTCTTCCTCAAGGTCTTCGCTGGAGAAGTCCTCCAGACCTTTGAGACGACCACGGTGATGAAGGATAAGCACATGATCCGCACCATCACCAGCGGCAAGAGCGCCCAGTTCCCGGTGACGGGCACCGCCACGGCTGCCTACCACGTCCCCGGTCAGGACCTGGCGTCTGACGGAACGTACATCAATGCCATCAAGCACGCTGAGCGTCTCATCAGTGTGGACAGCCTTCTTACCTCCAGCACGTTCATCGACAAGCTGGACGAGATGAAGAACCACTACGATGTGCGTTCGATCTACAGCACTGAGCTGGGCCGCGCCCTTGCCAACCAGTTCGATAAGAACCTGATTGGCCTGGCGATCTTGGCTGCACGGGTAAGCACCCCCGTGTTTACCGGTGCCCCGATTGGATCTGTCTTGTCTGCCGCTGGCTACAACGGCGCAGGCATCGTTGACGCTCTGTACCTGGCGGCAGCTGCTATGGACACTAAGAACGTCCCGAGCGAGGATCGCTATGCGGTTGTCACTCCCAATACTTATTGGAGCATTGTCAACAGCACGGACGGCCTTGCTCTGATTGACCGCGACTTCGGCGGTGAGGGCAACGGTTCTTACTACGACGGTAAGCTGCTCAAGGTGGCCGGCTTCGCGCTCGTCAAGAGCAACAACGCCGCTGCTGTCCTCGGTCAGAACGTCGCTGGTGTCACCGGTCAGAACAACGTCTACAGTGGTAACTTCTCCACCACGACCTGCATCGCGTTCCAGAAGGGCGCCATCGGTACGGTCAAGCTCATGGACCTCGCCATGGAGACTGACTACGACATCCGCCTCCAGGGCAACCTGATGGTGGCTAAGTACGCGATGGGCTCGGGCATCCTCCGCCCCGAGTGCGCCGTGGAAATCAAGACCGCCTGATCCGTTCTC